AATGCAACTAATTCAAAAAAATAATCCTGAATTAGATTTAAAAATAATTTCAAGTAAATTTTTTGATATTGAAAGATATTATAAATTAAGACAAGAACATTTTTTTTTAGATTTTGAAATTAATCATTGTATAACTTGTGGTAAAAAAATATAATTATGAAAATAACAATGAAAAACCACATCGAACAATTACAAACATCTGCAACTAGAATGTTAGTTTTAAATTCAGATAATAGTATGTTAATAAGTTATTTCAAAGACTTGAATGAAAAGATTGTATATTTGAAAGAATTAGTAGATATGGATTCAAAGTATAATTGGATTGATATAGAAAATATGATGAATTTATTAAAAGATAAAGATTCAGAATTAACTAATATCAATGTAAATTTTAAAATAAAAGAAGTAACTACAGAAAAAAAAGAAGCATTTTTAAAAATTAAAGTTTTATAATTATGATAGTATTATTAGTATTAGTTTTAGCAGTAGTTTTTATAGTAATGAATTTCGTAGATTGTGATATATTAATAACACCAATTAAAGGTATTATGTTTGGTGCTTTATATAACGATGATGTTTACGATGAAGAAACAGACCATACAATTCAAATATTAATATTATTTATATCATTCAATTTCCTATGGACAACTACAAATGGCTTGAACAAGTAGCAAAGCATCACAAAGAATGGGTTGAGGTGATACATAAACTTGGAGAACACGATATGGCTGAGGATATTGTCCAAGAAAGTTACATTGCATTAATAAAATACGCTGATGCAACAAAGTTAATTGATTCACAAGGATTAGTTCGCAAAGGATATATGTTTTTCACTTTACGTTCTTTATATTATCAGTTTTACAATAAAAAGAAAAAGATTAATAAAGTATCTTTTGATGATTGTTGGGAATTATTTGATGATTCAAACATAGAAGAACAAAAAGCGTATAATGATATATGTTTATTGATTGATGAAGAAATAGATAACTGGCATTGGTACGATAAGAAGCTGTTTAAATTATATCGTGATACAGATATGTCTATGCGTGATATAGCAAAAGAAACAAATATAAGTTTAATATCAATATTTCATTCAATTAAAAACTACAAAGAAATATTAAATACAAAGTTTCAACAAGATTACGATGATTATATTTCAAATGACTATAATAATATTTATTGATGAAAAAATGTAGTAAATGCAAAATAGAAAAGTCTTATGATAATTTTAACAAAGACAAAACAAAAAAAAATGGAATAACATCAAGTTGTAAAGATTGTCATAAAATATATAATGATAATAAAAGAGGTTATTTAACAGAAGAAGAAAAAAGAAAAAGATTAGAAAGAGGTAAATTAAGTCGTTCTGAATATTTAAAAAAATATAACATAAATAATAAAGAACGTATTTTAGATTATGCAAAAAAATATAGAGAAATCAATTCAGATAAAATAAAAGAATATCATAAAAATAATAAGTATAAAAGAAAAATTAGAGATGAAAAAAATAAAGAAACTTTAAATAATTATAAAAGAATTTGGTATCAAAATAATAAGGATAAAGCAAAAAAATATAATGAAAGCAATAAAGAAAAAAGAAATTGTCAATTAACCAATAGAAGAAAAATTGATTATTTATTTAAATTAAAATGTACTATAAAATCTTTAATATTTTCTTCAATTAAAAAAAATGGTTATTCTAAAAAAACAAAAACTTATCAAATATTAGGATGTTCATTTGAAGAATTTAAACAACATTTAGAAAGACAATTTACAAAAGGTATGAATTGGGATAATCAAGGACAATGGCATTTAGACCATATATACCCAGTATCTTTAGCAAAAGATGAAGAAGAATTAATAAGATTAAATCATTACACTAATTTTCAACCTTTATGGGCTATTGATAATTTAAAAAAAGGAAATAAAATAATAGAACAACAATTAATACTAATTTAAAATTTAATAAAATGGCAAAATCAAAAAAAGAATCAGTAGGTCTTGGAGATACTATTGAAAAATTAACTACTGCTACAGGAATAAAAGCTGCAGTTGAAATGTTTACAAAAGTTACAGGTGTAGATTGTAATTGCGACAAACGTAAAGAAACATTAAATAAATTATTTCCTTACAATTCAAACATTAACTGTTTAACAGAATCAGATTATAATTTACTCACAACTTTTGTAGACCCTTTAAAAAATACATTAACACCAAGTGAACAATTAATAGTATCAGATATTTATTTTAACGTGTTTAATTATCGTTTACAATTATCATCTTGCGGTTCTTGTTGGAAAGGTAAAATAGATGAACTAAGAAAAGTGTATAATGAATATAAATTAAATGACTAACTGGAAAGAAGTTGATTTATTTAATTGGTTAAAAGAAAATGTATATCCTGATTTAGTTAAAGCTAAAAATCAAATGTCAAGATGGGATTGTTACAGTCCCATTACAGGACATAGGCTTGAATTAAAGTGTAGAAAAGCACATTATGATACTTTATTACTTGAAAAGAAAAAGTACGATGCTATGAAGCAAGAATGTGAAAAGCATTTAGACACACCAATGTATTTTAATTCAACTCCAAAAGGTATTTATAGTTTTAATTTAAACATAATAATACCTGAATGGGAAATTAATTTTAAGAATCCAGCAACAACACATTTTAAAAATACCAATAAAGTAGAAAAAGAAGTAGCATATTTAGAAATAACAAAGGCAAAACAATGGAAATAAATGTAATACAACAAGAATATTTAAAATCAGTAATATTAAGTCAATTATTACTTGAATCAAATGAATCATTATTTTTCACACAACAGTATAAGCAACAAATTAAACACAAAATAAATAGTTTAAATAAAGACTTAGAAGAAACAGTAAGAAAAGAATATAGTATAATTTACAATACAGACCCAGAAACAACTACAAACATTTTAAATAGCATTGAATCAATTGTAAAGAAACTACAAACAAGTTCAATAGATGAATTAGTATTTATTAATGCAGTAATTGACAAGTATAAAGAAAACAAAGAATGGTTTAAAACGTATGGTGAAACTGAATTTTTAAAATTAGATTAATGGCAAAAAAACAAATAGAAAAATATATTCCAACAGATGAAGAATTACAATGTAGTTATATTTGTCACAAGAATGATTTAGCTTATGTTATACAGCCAATATTAAATTCAAAGAAGTATAAAGTAGTTAAGTTTCAAATATCAAATAGATTAGAAGTGCATACTTTAAAAGATAATGTACAAGATTTAGAATTTACAGAATACGATGCATTAAAAAAAACAATGGAACTTTACACACAACACTCAAAAAGATTTAACAAATGAAAATAAGCGAAAAAAAAATTTAATATGAAATATCAATTCAGACCCTATGCAACTATGCAACCTACTGTAGTAACATTAACAGGTAAAGTTTATGAAAAAGGAGAACATCCTTTATATACAGAACATAAAATTATTGAGGTTGTTGATGAACAAGGTGAAATGCATTATGCTTTTGAAGATGAACTTAAATCAGATGAAGTAGAGAAACAACAAAAAGTTTATAGTGAGGAAGATATGGAAGAAATGATAGATACAATAGTAGAATCAGTTATAAACCAATTTAAACAACGTTCTGAAGTAGGAATAAGAAAATACAATACAACATTAGATAGAACAGATTTAACACGCTTAGAATGGCTACAACACGCACAAGAAGAAGCAATGGATTTAATATTATATTTAGAAAAATTAAAACAATATGACAAAGAGTAAACAATCAGCACTACAAAGAATAAATAGAATTATAGACTTTAACTGGAAACGAGGTAATAACAAAGAATCAGTTAATGAAGTGTATCGGAAAATAATTAATCAAAAGCTACTTAAACAGTAGCTTTTTTTTATTTAGTTAAATATTTGTTAAAATGTATTTTATGTTAAAAAGTTGTTTATATTTGTATAACAATTTAAAACAAACATTATGACAAAGCAAGAAATTATTGAAACATTAAGTAACTGCATTGAATTATCTAACTTATCAGAAAACGTTTATATGAGAAATAGACTAACTGAAGTTGCAGAAGCATTAATAGAAGAATGGAACGAATCAGATGCTTATGATGAAGTAGTTAAACAGGTTCTTAATTACGATGAAACAATGAATAATTTAAACAATATAAGAATAAGATAATGAACGAACAAGCATTAATAAAAATTCAATCTAAAGTAATTGGATTAGATAGAGAATTACATAAATTAATCAATGAATTAATAAATGGACAAAGTCTTACAAGTGACGAACATTTAACTATTATGATTAATAGCACAGAACGTGAATTAAGTATTTACAATGATATTTTAAAGTTAATAATTAACAATTGGAACGAAAACTAATGATAGTGTTATTTGATGCAGATAGTTTGATATTTTCAAGCTGCTATAAGAAACGAGAAACAATAGAGGATGATGGTTTCCACCATAACTTAGAAGATTCAATAGTAAAGTTTGATGAAGTGTTTATGAGTATAATAAATCACTTAGAAGATATTTACGAAATCAATGAAGTAAAAACATTTTCAGGTTCTAAAGGTAATTTTAGAAAATACATTACACCGAAGTATAAAGCAAATAGAGATTATAATAATTTGCCACCATTGTTAAATCAAATGCACGAATATGTAAAAGAACAATACGATTCTATTTGGGGTTATGGTTGTGAAACTGATGACGTTGTAGCTAAATACTGGTACACACTTTCAAATGAAATAGGCAGAGATAATGTTATAATAGTTTCAATAGATAAAGACTATAAACAATTCCCTTGTTTGATGTATAACTACCATATTAAACATAAAGTAGTTTATGATATATCAGAAGAAGAAGCAAGATATAACTTTTATGAGCAAATGATTGTTGGAGATACTGCTGACAATGTAAACTACTGCAAAGGTTATGGTAAAAAATATGCTGAAAAGTATTTAGCAGAATGTAAAACTAAATATGAATATACTAAAAAGATATACCAACTATTTAAAGAAATACACAAAGGAAAAGCAAGGCAACGTTATATTGAATGTTGGAACTTATTAAAACTTAAAACTGACTAAATGGAATACTGCAATGACTTTAAATATGATTTAAAAGTAGGACAGATAGGTGAACAACTATTAAACGATATATTCACTTTAAAAACAATAGAAGTAAAACGTGATAGCTGGATATATAAAAGCGGTAACATAGCAATAGAATATGAAAGCAGAAATAAACCATCAGGAATAGCAAAATCAGAAGCAGACTATTGGGCAATTATATTTTCAGGTGATTATAAAGATGAAATAATATTAATAATAAAAGCAAATAGATTAAAAGATATTTGTAGAACATATTACAAGAAAGGAAATATAAAATCAATGGGTGATAATAACACATCAAAAGCAATATTAATACCAATAACAGAAATATTAAAATGGACATAACAGAAAGATTAAAAGAAATAATACTACAAGAAACAGATACAGATATAAACATAAGAACAAGAAAGAAAAACACTGTAGAAATACGTTCTTTATATTGTAATATCTTAAAAGAATTAAAACCAAATAAAACGCTTCAATCAATTGGTGATACATTAGAATTAAATCACGCATCAGTAATTCATTCTTTAAAAATGTATGAAGTATATTCTAAAGATAATAAAGACTTAAAAAAGTTAAAAGACATTATAATGTCACACTTTATAAAAGTAGATGAAAGACAAATAGAAGAACTTAATGAAGTAGAACAATTGCAGCAAAGAATATATCAATTAACATTTGACAAAGATAGATTAGAAATAGAGCTAAGAAAACAAAAACAAATGAAAAGATATAACTTTGAAATAATAGAAAACTTAAACAATCTATTAGAAGAAACAAACGGAACAATGCAATATGAAATAATAAACGATAGACTAAAAGCATTTTACACAATGAATAAAAACATAAGACTATGAGAAAAGAAACAGAAACATTTATAACTGCAGTAATAGTAGCATTTATAATAATAGTAACAATAATGAGTTTAATAACATCAATAATAATACTATGACAGCAAGAGAACAAGCAGAAAACTATATGAAACTAAAAGCAGGTTACATATCAGCAAAAGAAAGAGCACAAATACTATATGATAAATATTCAATAGAATACAATAGAGCATTAGTATCAGGTGATATGCAACAATCAGAACATTGGAAGGAAGTAGCAAAAGAATTAAGTAAACTATATAAACAAAAGTAAAATGAAATTAGATTTAATCACAAACAAAGCAGAAAAACAAAGTGGATTTATTTATGGAAATACAAATAAAAAAGAAATTATTGCAAATATAAATCCTAACGATGAATATTACACTCCTAATTATGCAATAGAACCATTATTAAATTATTTAAAACCAAACAGTATTATTTGGTGTCCTTTTGATACATTAGAAAGTAATTTTGTAAAAATATTTATAAATCAAGGTCACAAAGTTATAAATACACATATAGAAAATGGATTTAATTTTTTTAATATTAATATTCCTGAATGTGATTATGTTATTTCTAATCCTCCATATTCTTTAAAATATGAAGTATTTAATAAACTTTTTGAAATTGGAAAGCCTTTTGCTATGTTAGTTGGAATTGTTGGATTATTTGAAAGCAAAAAAAGATTTAAAATGTTTAAAGAAAATAATTTTGAAATAATGTATTTTGATAAAAGAATAAGTTATTTTAAAAGTTATGATGACCAAAAACCAAGTTTAAATCCTCCTTTTTCAAGTGTTTATATTTGTAAAGATATATTACCAAATAGAATAATATTTAATAATATAAATAAATAATTATGCCAGATATAACAATGTGTAGTGGTAACAACTGCGAACTAAGTTCAACGTGTTACAGATATAAAGCAGAACCAAATCAATATAGACAATCGTATTTTTGTAAACCACCAAATGATAATTTAGAATGTGATTACTATTGGGAAATAAAAACTAAAGATGAAACAGAAGATAAAACCAATCCATAAATTAAATGGTGGAATAGGTGCAACACTATGCCATACTTGTAGCGTAATAATATCCATAGGATTAACAAAAGAATTATACTGTAATAACTGTAAACCAAAAATAAAATGAAAGCAACATTAGAATTTAACTTACCTGAAGATAACACAGAATATTTAGCAACAGTCAAAGCATTAGATATGGCGAACTTTATATTTGAATTGGTATATAATACAAAAAAAGGATTAATCAATCAACTAAACGATTCTATTACATCACAATATGAAGCAGATGGAATAGATATAGTATTTGAAAAGATATGCGAACTATTGCAACATCATAATATAGAAATTGATGAACTGATATAAACAATAAACAAAAATGTTTATTTTTAATTTAATAATAATAACTTTTTTAAATGGAAGATAAAAGAAAGAATAACGGAGGTCATAAATCTGCAGGTAGAAAAACTAAAGTAGAAGAAGCTAAAGTAAATAATATATTCATACAAGCATTAAAAGAATTGTATAATAAAGATACTGAAGAAGAAACAAAGATTGCATTTGTAAAGAATACTTTAATGGATTCACAAAGAGGTCAATTGTTTATTGCTGAACATATATTTGGTAAGCCAAAAGAGATTATAGAAGCTACTCACAATGTAAATGACTTTAACATAAAAGATATTTTTAAAGTTGGAAATAAATCTTAACGACAAATATAATCTATTAGGTTCTGAAAGTAGATATTTTGTAATAACAGGCGGAAGGGGTTCTGGGAAATCATATTCCCTAAATTCCTTTTTACTTGGTTTAACTTATGAATCAGGTCACGTTATATTATTTACAAGATATACTTTAACTTCTGCAAATGTTTCTATTATACCTGAATTTATAGATAAGATTGAAACAGCTAATTTAAGCCACGAATTTTATATTACTAAAGACGAAATTATAAATAAGAAAACAGGGTCTAAGATACTCTTTAAAGGTATTAAAACAAGTAGTGGAACACAAACTGCAAGTTTAAAATCATTAGCAGGAGTTACAACTTGGGTATTAGATGAAGCAGAAGAATTAAACGATGAAGAAATATTTGAAAAGATAGACTTTAGTATAAGAACTAAAGGAATACAGAATAGAGTTTTATTAGTATTAAATCCAGCAACTAAAGAACATTTTATTTACAAGAAATTCTTTGAAGATAAAGGAGTTCAAGCAGGAAGTAATTTAATCAAAGGTGATACAACTTACATTCATACAACTTATGAAGATAACATTGAAAACTTATCTGAATCATTTATTAATCAAATAGAGAATATAAAGAAACGTAGACCTGAAAAGTATAAGCATCAAATCTTAGGTGGGTGGTTAGACAAAGCAGAAGGAGTTATATTTACTAACTGGACCATTGGGAAATACGAACAAGTAGGTAAGTCTATCTTTGGGCAAGATTATGGATTTGCTGCAGACGCTTCAACTTTAGTAGAATGTAATATAGATACTGCAAACAAAAGAATTTATATTAATGAACGTTTCTATCTTCACGGATTGACTACTTCACAAATATACAATCTAAATAGACAACACGCTAATGATTGTTTGATAGTTGCTGATTCAGCAGAACCAAGATTAATAAGCGAATTAGCTACATTAGGTTTGAATATAGTACCTGCAATTAAAGGACCTGATTCTGTAACTTATGGTATTAGTGTATTACAAGATTATGATTTAATAGTTTCACCTGAATCAATAAATCTTATTAAAGAATTAAATAACTATTGTTGGTTAGAAAGAAAATCAAAAACACCAATTGATGCCCACAATCATATTTTAGACCCACTCAGATATTGCGTTACATATCAATTAGGAAATTTAAACAAAGGAAATTACTTTATATATTAATTATGAGCTACGGACAAATGATTGCCACAATACAATGTTATTTACATCACGTTAAGAATGTTGAAGTAATGATTAACTTACCGAGAAACATAGGTGAAATTAAAAAGATGCAGCAAATGTATTTAATAGCTTCTGCTTATTTGAATAGTTAAAGTTATGTTAAATGTATTTTATTTAAAACATAATGATTATATTTGCTTATAATTAAAAACAAAACATATGAAAACATTTAAAGTTGAAGGTTGGTATCGTTACAGTAACGCTAACGAAAAAGATTATATATATGAATCTATAACTTGTACAAGCGTTCAAGTAGCATTACAAATATTTACAGAGAA